AAAATCATCAGCCTTTTATGAGTGCGTAGAGTGCAAGGGACAGATTCGAGACGGACAAAAGACAAAGATGCTTCGGGATGGGGAATGGATTGCCACAAACCCCAAAGGCGAGCCGGCGCGGAGGAGCTACCATCTCAACGGACTATACGCCCCTTGGGTGACTTTCGGAAGCCTAGCGGTCAAATGGCTACAAGATAAAAATGGAATCTTGGGTTTGCAGGATTTCGTGAACCGCATCTTGGCCGAGCCTTGGTTAGAACACGAAACAGAGCGTGTAGAGATAAAGCCCGGAGCCTACAAGATGGGAGAGATTCGCATGGGCGAGTTCCCTGTAATGTCTTGCGACATCCAAGAGGCAGGGGGCTTCCACGCTTGGGCTATTATTAGGGCTTGGGATACAGAAGGAAAATCTAGGCTTGTATGGGCGGGGAGGCTTGAGACTTGGGGCGACATCCAAGCCAAGGCCGAGGAGTTTTCAGTTAAAGCCGCCGCCGTCTTTTGTGACTCAGGGGATCAAACTAGGGATGTTTATTTGAATTGCTGTAAGAACGGATGGATTGCGCTTGTAGGCTCCGACAAGACCAGCTTCTCGGAGATTGTGGGCAATGCCAAGGTTCAACGCCCTTACGCCAGAATAGCCAACGGAGACCCCTTCAGCGGCAAGCAAACCATGTCCAAGGATGGATGGAAGTGGAAGCTCTGCCCTGTCTGGCGTTGGTCAAACCCGGCCATCAAAGACATCTTGGCAAACTTCCTAAAAACCGAAGGATGGATTGCCGAGGATACACCGCTAGTCTATTTTGACCATATCAACGCAGAGGCCAAGGTCAGGGTAAAGAATCCGATGACCGGGAGGGAGCGCATGGTTTGGAAGCAAATAGGGAAAAACAATCACTTAATGGATGCCGAGTGCATGAACATTGTAGGGGCCGCCCTCCACGGAAAGCTAAAGGTGACGGCGGCGGACTTGGAGCAAGAAGAAATTGCAGAGTAATTTTGACATAAAGGTAGATTTTTATGGCTAGGGGTTCATTCGTTGGCTTACCCGTAGCTACCCTAACGAGTCTCCGCACGAAGTATCTTGAGTGTTTAGAGGCGATTGCGGTAGCGGGTGCATCCTATTCAATAGGGGGTCGCTCCTTTAGCCGTGCCAACCTTGGCGAAGTCAGGGACACGATTGAAGAATTGACTTACGCAATCAAGCTGGCAGATGGTTCAAGAGTGCTTACCACCTACGCAAAGTTCGGCCCGTGAAGAAAGCCAATCTGAATTTGATTGATAAGGCAATCGCCTTCATCAACCCCAAGGGCGCAGTTGATCGGCTGGTTGCCCGTCAAAAGCTCAAGAATTTTGAATACGATGCGGTCAAATATACCCGCGAGCGCAAAGGCCCAAGCTCGCTTTCGGGTGCTGAAGATTATCGTTCCAATTATGATCGGGTAGAGTTGATGAAAAGGGCGCGGGACTTGGCCGAGAATGTTGGCCTAGTTCGCTCGATCCTGATGAAATTTGCGGGTCATGTTGCCGGAGCAATCAGCTACCAAGCCCGAACCCAGAATCCCCAAATCAATTCCGATGTGGAAGCATATTGGGCTGAATGGTGGGACAAGTGCGACATCTCCACAAGGCACACAGGCTCAACGCTTATGCAAGTGGCGGTTATGTCCATGTTGCGTGACGGCGATTTTTTGATGGTTTTAGTCCGCGATTCTGATGGCAACCTAAAGATTCAAGGCATCGAGGCCGACAGACTAGGCGACCCCTTCAAAGTTTATACCAGCCTAGAATTGATAGGCGGAATCCATATTGACCGCACAACTGGCGCACCCACGGCTTACGATATTTACAATCGGAGCATCGGGGATTTCTATACATACCAGCTAACCATTCCTTCAAGCCAAGCCTTTCACCTTTTCGACCCGCTACGCATCGACCAATATCGGGGAGTTTCAGCATTCCACACTGCCATCAATGACGCAACGGACATTCACGAACTTACCAGCTTTGAAAAGATGGCGGCCAAGGTTGCAAGCTCCCAAAGTGGTATCGTAAAGCGCAACAACAACAATGCCGCCGACCTTTCCACACTTTCAACCGAAGAGGACATCAGCGGGAATCAGATCAAGCTAGAAACGATTGAGTCGGGAAAAATTTCCTACCTAGAACCGGGCGAGGATATTATTTTCCCCAACGGCCCAAGTCGTCCTAGCGGAGCATTTATCGAGTTCCACAAAGTTCTTATGCGGAATATTTGCCTTGGGTTGGGCATCCCATATTCCTTTGCGGTTGATCCTTCCGCCATGTCCGGCCCGACCGCTCGCCTAGAAATGCAACAAGCGGGGCGCACCTTCAAGCGTTACCAGAATCTTTTAAATGATAAGGTGCTTCGCCCAATTAAAAACATCGTTCTGGCCGATGCGGTTGCTCGGGGCCTTATCAGCGGAACCGAGGGGGCCAAGACGACCAAGGGCATCTTTAATTTCGGGGCGAATGTCTCAATAGATTTATCACGAGATTCCGCCTCTTCGATAGCAGAATTTAAGACAGGATTGCGGACGGCTTCTGATATTTATAGTGAGCGCGGCCTAGATTTTGAAAGCAGTTTAAGGCAAAAGGCACAGGAAGCGGCCTTAATTAAGAGCCTTGCCAATGAATACGATATTCCGGCCGTGGCAATCTCCGATATTGTAGAAAGCCTTGTCTATGCCCAACAAGCCGCCCAGAGAGCAGGGCAAGCGCAAGAGGGCGAGGCTGGCGATGGCACACAAGCAATCCAAGACATTTCTCTCAACGGCGCACAAGTGGCAAGCCTTATCAATATTATCAACGCCGTGGCGGCTGGCGCACTTACAAGGGATGGAGCTGTTTCGGTTATCACGGCCGCCTTCCCGACCATCTCCGAGGAACAGGCCCGATCCATCATGGCCGGGACTAAAGAAGGAGAAATTATCCCAACGACTAAAGAAGAGAGGATTGCAACCGCCATAGCCCAAGCACCACAGCAAGAGGTTAAGGCCGAAGCAATAGAAGATAAAAAAAAAGAACTCTTTGAAAAGTTAAGTAAAGAGGACTGGCAAATGCTCATCGCCGGAATGATGGGCGGGATTGAATTGGGCAAGTATGATGGGATTGATTTCACTCCACCACAAGGAGCTAGGGATGCGGCTAAAAGAGCTTTGGATGTAAGGGAGGGCAAACCAGCCAGCCAAAAGGGAATGACACCTGTAGGCATCGCCAGAGCAAGAGATTTAATGAATGGCGTGAAACTCTCGCCCGACACCGTCCGCAGAATGAAAGCCTTCTTTGATCGCCACGAAGTCGATAAGAAGGGCGCAACTTGGGACGAACAAGGCAAGGGCTGGCAAGCGTGGAATGGATGGGGCGGTGACGCTGGTTATGCTTGGGCAAGGAAAGTGGTTGGACAGATGGAGGCGAGGGACAAGAAAGAACTAGCAGAACCATCCGTTTGCCCAATCGCAACCCAAGACATCAAAACAAATCTAGCCAATAGGCAGACAGCGGTGGACGATGCGAACTACGGCCCAGCCAATCCTAACGAACCCAACGAGGACTATTGGAAAGCCAAGGCAGACGAGTTCCAAGGCGATGTAGCCACGGCCAAAAAGATGCTTTGCGGTAATTGTGCGGCCTTCGACCAAAGGACTAAAGTTCTTGGGTGTATTAAGAAGGGCATCGGCGAAGATGCAAATGAAGTCGCTATTGGTGGCAATCTAGGTTACTGCGAGATTTTTGATTTTAAATGTGCGGCCAAAAGAACTTGTGATGCGTGGATTGTGGGTGGCCCAATGAACGATGAGAAGGCAAAAGAACTAGCCCGACCCGGCCCCAAGTCGGTTGGGCAAACTCCCGCACCTCCCAAGGAACGAATCAAAGGCTCAAAGGAGAACCCAGAAGGAACAGCATCCACCAGAAGCAAAGCTGGCGACATAGAGATTTCAGCCGAAAACGAGGAGGCATTGAAGAACAAGATTGCAGAGTTCAAAGACAAGCATCCATCAAGAAAAGCCCCTACGCTTGGAGCATTGAAGAAAGTGTTTCGCAGGGGAGCAGGTGCATTCTCAACTAGCTTTAGACCAACAATTACCGGGGGAAAGCCAAACTCACGTAACGCTTGGGCGATGGCTAGGGTGAACAAGTTTCTAAAGATGGCTGGCGGTGGAGAAGTTAAAGAATCCTACCGCAAGGCTGACGGCGACCTTCTTTGACATAAAAAAAGATTCTATGCCCCTACCCACTCCCAGAGGAGACGAATCGGAACAGGACTTTGTTTCCCGCTTTATGGGCAACGACCAAGCCATCAGCGATTTTCCCGATGAAACACAGAGGGCGGCGGTTGCCTATCGCACTTATAGGGATGAGGATGAAGAAATGGCAGAGCTAGAATTGGGTGGGGTCTCGATCCTTGAGGTAGGCGAGGCCAAAGGGCATGACTTATTTGTGGACAAGAAAAGCCTAGAATCTGCCCTTGAAATTATGAAGTCCGCAAAGAACGGCGTGAAGGTGAAGATGAACCACGGAAGCGGATTGGATGCTGTGGTAGGCTTTGCCCGCAACCCCCGCATCGAAGGCGATAAGCTAGTGGCCGACCTTCGCCTCCTCCGCAACT